TCGACAGGCAGGTAAAACGAGTTTTGAAAGGAGAAATTAGTATTAACGATGTAGCCTGAAAAGGCTCAAAACATAACAGAAATGAAGCAAAGTGAACTAACGCACGGTTCTCTATTTAGTGGCATAGAGGGTTTCGGTCTCGGTGCAGCTTTCTCGGGTATAAGAACTTTATGGAGCTGTGAGTATGAAGACTATCAAACAAGTATAATTAAAAAGAATTTTGGAGAAGAGCATGAAATCAACAGAGATATTAAAACGTATTCAAATCCAACATTTGTTGACATCATTAGCGGTGGATTCCCTTGCCAGGACATCAGCGTTGCTGGAAAAGGTGTCGGAATTGTCGGTGAAAGAAGCGGCTTATGGACTGAAATGTATCGAGTTATACGGGAAGTTAGACCTAAATACATCATCATTGAAAACAGCCCAATGCTCCTTATTCGGGGATTTGAACGAGTCCTATGCAACCTTTCCGAAATCGGGTATGATGCAGAATGGCAATGTTTATCAGGCACCGACTTTGGTATACAACAGGGTCGGGAACGGTTATATTGTCTTGCCTACTCCTGTGAAATCAACAGCAAACGGAGCATGCAAGAATCGATATTTCGGAAGCCCTACCTATCGGGGCAATATACACGAGTATATCCGGGATGGAGAACAAGACAGTCAATACCCTCACCCCGATTTGCTGGAAAGTCTAATGAACTTCCCGATAGGGTGGACAGAACGGAGTGTATAGGAAATGCAGTACAACCTATAATTGCGCACTATTTATTTGAATGTATTAAAGGATTTGATAAACAATTAGAGTAAAACAAGAAAGAAATAAATCAATTATGACACACTGGAAAACCCAATTTAATTACCCATATCTGGGCGCTCACAGCCTTACGGAAGGCAAAGACTTAATCCTTACTATCCGAGAAATGAAGCGCGAAGAAGTGACCGGGGAAAACGGTAAGAAAGATATGTGCTTAATCGCATATTTTCACGAGAATGTCAAACCGATGGTAGTTAACAAAACCAACTGTAAAACATTAGAGAAACTGTTTAAAACGCCAGATATTGAGCAATGGATCAATAAGGCTATGCAAGTCGGCTCCGCTCGTGTAAATGTAAAAGGAGAAATGGTAGATGCACTTCGTATCAGACCATTTGCGCCGAAGCTGGATGATACCAGATCAACCGTTGAAACTGGTTCCGCAATCTGGAACAACATTATAGACGGTTTAAAAGGCGGCTATACAGTAAATCAGGTCATCGCTAAGTACAAACTAACCAAAGAACAAATAAAAGAATTACAGAAACATGAAATCCATTAGAATAAAACGGGCAACAACTTGTGGTGTCAGGGTTTGCGAAGGTGAATTATTTGAGGCGCATGGCTTTCAGTTCTGTATAACAAATAGTTTTGATCCGGTTATCTATTATGCCATCGAAGTAACCTCCGGTATGTCTGCATGTAAGCGGTTTACATTTTATTTTGAGAATGAATACGCTTGCATTAAAGCTGTAAAGCAATGGATTGTACAGAATGGAGCACTTTTCGATAATAATTTGCTTGATCGTAGTAAAAAGGCACTGATAAAATACAATATTAAATTTCCTCTAAATAATAAAATATGAAATCCGCTGAACAAAAAGAATTTGAATGGAAAGAAAAACGGCGTGGTCTGATTACAGCCTCCGTTCTTCCTGATCTGATGAAAGCCGGCAAAGGTACGCCATTTGGCAAAGCCGCTTTAGATGTGATGTTTGCTGTTCGCTATGAACGCCGAACCGGAGTAACCCGCGAAAACGGAACTGCAAAAGCCTTCGATTGGGGGCACGAAAATGAACCGCTCGCCGTGGAATGGCTACGTACGCAGCTATTAAATGAAATCAAGTCCTGTACTACCGATTTTGAGGACATCGTATTTAACGAGCCGTTTGAAGGCTTTGGCGATTCGCCGGATGCCTATGTATATGGCTTTGATGGAAAAGTATCGGCACTGGTTGAGATTAAGTGCCCGATGTCACAAGGAAAGATCGAGTCACTACAACTGCTACAGGAAATTAACGACAAAGATGAATACTATTGGCAGTTTCTCGGGCATTTCCTCGGTCGCCCGGATGTAGATACCCTGTATTATGTCATCTATGATGGCTATGTAAATGACGGGCGACTACTTGAAATGCACCGGAGTGATCACACTGAAAACATACAGAAGTTGTATGACCGGGTACGACTGGCAAATGAAATGATAGACGAATCATTACGGAGTGGCCGGGATTTTCCGGAATGTATCGACAAGGCTAAGGAAGTTTTAGCGATAAAGGTTGAAATTGAAACATTAAAACCGAAAGCAAAAGGCAATGTCCCGGTACAAAATCAAATAACAAGGCTAAAAAAGCAATTAAAGAAATTGAAATTAGCAAGTACTGTCACAACACATTAACATAACATTTTAAAATATACAATTATGATGCACACTTGGTTTTTATGCAAAATCCGTTACGAGAAAATAGACTCAGACGGAGTTAACAAAAAAGTTACTGAACCCTATTTGGTCGATGCACTCAGCTTCACCGAAGCGGAAGCACGTATTATCGAAGAAACGACACCGTTTATCACTGGCGAATTTACCGTTACCGATATAAAACGTGCCAATTATAGCGAACTCTTTCCATCTGATGAAGAAGCGGCCGATAAATGGTATGCCGGACGACTTGCTTTCGTTGTGCTGGATGAAAAGACCGCAAAGGAGAAACGAACCTATACGAATGTACTTGTACAGGCCGCCGATCTCCGCGATGCTATGAAGAAAGTAGATGAAGGTATGAAAAATACCATGGCGGAATATCAATCTATTGCATTGAAAGAAACTGCAATTATGGATGTCTACCCATATCGTTCAAAAGATAAGTAACAACAAACCGGGTGAAAGTCCCGGTTAACGGAGCGTAGCTTAAAGGATAGAGCAGCGGCGCGCGCAGTAAAGACAGCAGTATAGGCGGTTCGATTCCGCCTCGCTCCACTACTAACAAATATTATCAAGATGGCAAAATACAACAATACCAAGTACAAAGGATACGACTCTATTCGCGAGTATAGACGGGCGCAAGAACTGAAACTGCTCGAGAAAAAGGGGATTATCTCTGGTCTGCAGGAACAGTGTAAATACGAGCTTATTCCGGCGCAATACGAGTATTATGAAGTGAAGGGAATCCGGAAGATGCTGCAGAAAAGAAAGCTATTGGAGAAGTCCCTGTCCTACTATGCCGACTTCGTTTATTATCGTGATGGCGAATTAGTGGTGGAAGATGCGAAAGGGATGAAAACGAAAGAGTATATAATCAAAAGAAAACTGATGCTTAGCATACATGGTATCAGAATAAAGGAGGTTTAATCATGGCAAAGAAAATCATTCAATCACAAAGTAAACCGGACTGCCGGAGGTGTAAGTATGGAGGTGAAGAAAAGAATTATATGTGTTACTGCTCCGCTCTGAGTGTCTTTAGATCGGTAGGCGTAAGGCCGTGCAGTTATTATGTTTCTCGATAATATGGATGGATATACGTTAATGGAACAAATGCGAAGAGCACGCAGACGCAACAGGCTTACCGCTACCGAACAAGCACTATTTTATGAATTAGTTGCAGTTTGTAATAGCGAGGGTTGGGAGGACGTTTTCAGTTGCTCAAACATTGAACTATGCTGTTCCCTCAATATCGACGAGAAAACTTTAGTTCGGGCACGGTTATCTCTAATTAATGCAGGACTGGTTTATTATAAATCGGGTAAAAGCAGAAGAGTAGTCGGTTTATATTCTTTCTCTAAAAAGTTCAAAGATGAATCGTCAAAGAAAAAGCCGACTACCGGAAAAAATACGGTAGATGTGCCAACCGAAAAGAAAGGAGATACGCCAGCCGATGCGCCAACCAATATGGGAGCCAATCAGCCAGCCGATGCGCCAGACTATATTAAAACTAAAACAGAAACTAAACTAAAAGAACTCTCTCTATCTCTCGACGAGCTTTCTTTTATCTCTTTTGAGTTTTTAGATGTCTTTCTGTTGTGGCTGGAATACAAAAAAGAACGAAGAGAAAAATATAAATCTGATCGGTCTGTTAAGGCATGCTATGACAAATTAGTCAGACTAAGCGGAAATGATGCGAATGTAGCAAATGAAATCGTTAATCAGTCTATCGCCAACAACTGGGCAGGGCTTTTTGAACTTAAAAATAATTGTAGAAATGGAAACAAGGAGCAAACAAATGATGTCGATCAAACAACTATTATCATTCGGAAGGCCGACATCTGACCCTGTGCCCGCAAAGGATCGGGCAGAATGGTTTAAAGAGTGTTGCCGTTTTGTATGCAGCAATTTTCAAATAGACAAATCAAACCGAAATGTGATGAATCAAATATTTCTGTACATGGAAAAGGACAGGTCGAAACTGGACCCGGAAAAAGGTATTTTGCTTTGTGGCCCGGTCGGAACCGGAAAATCTACCATTATGCAGATAATGAACCGATACAGATACTTTGTAAGCGGACAGGATAAAGGCGGTTATCCGATGGGAGGTTTCCGTATTGATTCTGCTTCATTCATTGCAAATAGCTTTTCTATGCGAGGCAAGGATGCACTGGAATTGTACACGTACAACAATGGCAGTCCGCGCATGATGTGCTTCGATGAATTAGGGCGTGAACCCATTCCGGCAAAATACTTCGGTACAGAGTTGAATGTAATGCAATATATCTTTCAGTGCCGATACGAGCTCAGGAGAGAAGCCTTAACGCATGCAACAACAAATCTATCAATAAAAGATTTGCAACTTAAATACGGCGCTTATATCGCTGATAGAATTAATGAAATGTTTAATGTGATCGAATTAGGAGGCAGCAGCAGACGATGACACCGATAAAAAGAAATAAGAATCCAGCAGGTGACTTTAAAAAGTCAGTAGTTCGCATAGACCTCGATGACTGGAAGCGGCTCGACGCTATCAGAGCTAAATACAAATTCAAAAGTATCTACGAAATCATGCAATATCTGGTAGGTGCATTTCTGAGAGTCGCCGATCCGGAACACGAAGAAAATGACGATCCCATACCGGACGAAATTACGGAAATGTTCAGCGACTTTGCGCAGGCTGAGAGGCAGTTCAACTACTCAAAGCCGAAACGGGCATTGCCGCAACACGTGAAAGACGAGAAGAACGGACAACTACGATTTAAATTTTAAATAATGATTAAGAAACCAATCAACGCAAATTATTTGCAAGACGTTCCGGAACATCATAAGCCCGTGAACGAACAGAACCGGAGGTATATCGACCGATTCGTTACAGAGAATTACGAACGCTTAAACAGCAAGTTTAAAACAGACGAAAAGATCAATTCAAGCGGATTCGGGGCACTCGACAAACTGAACGAGACACTTCTAAGGCTTTATACTGATCCAGAATTATGCTTTACGAACTGGCCGGATGCAGAACGGTATATGTCGAGCAAGTTCACTGAAAAAGAACTACGCGTCCCGGTTCGGAAACCAAAGAGAGGGGATGAAGTGGAGAATTAATTTAAAAACACAAGAAAGAAATTAATATGAGACTAAGACAAGCAAAAAAATAATGAAAAATTTCCGGTTGTGCAAAGGCATGATTTGGATATATGGGATCGGCCGAGTAGACAAAGCCAATAATCGTATGTGCCGATATTATTCAGCGAAAGATGAACGATTTAGGCTTATTATGCAGCTATCTAATAAAAACCCCTTATTAACTCTGAAACTGCTAAGAGGAAAGGTTTAACTAATAACGAATCAGATATGAATCAAAAAAGAAAAGCAGACCTTTATGTAGTCTGCTCCTATATGCTATTTTTAGAATTATCAAAGGGAGGATTCGAACCCCCATCTTCCTTTGCAGGCTGCTCTACCATTGAGCTACTAAGGAAAGCACCATGACTTCCGTGCATGGTGAAGCAGCATGAACTGCATCTGTCGCACAACATTGATTGTTGCCTCTCACGGACAGTGGCACAAAGATAGAAATAATTAATAATAGAATTTAATTTTATGGCAAAAATTTATGTAGCAAGTAGTTGGAGAAATGTATTTCAACAGGACGTTGTAAATATTCTCCGCAATTTCGGACATGAGGTTTACGATTTTAAAAATCCCCCTCATGGTAATGGCGGCTTCCAATGGTCTGACATAGACCCTAACTGGCAGAACTGGACAACTGAGCAATACAGGGAAGCTCTTAATCATCCAATTGCGCAAAAGGGATTTGATTCAGATTTTGATGGTATGCAGTGGGCTGATGTCTGTGTTATGGTCCTTCCTTGTGGTCGGTCAGCTAATACAGAAGCTGGATGGATGAAAGGTGCAGGTAAAAGAGTGATGGTTTATTCTCCAAAAGAAGAAGAGCCGGAACTGATGTATAAGATATACGACTTTATCAGTGATAGTATTTTCCGAATCAACGACGAAATAAATAGAGTATAACTATAAAAGAAAGAAATCAAACATGAAAGTAGGAGAATATTCATATTCTATACATGGACGAAATTACAGAATATGCGTGTGTGATTATTCAGACGGGAAAACACAAATATCAAGTCCCGTTCGTAACGAACCGCTTTACATCGACCGAGAAGAAGCCCGGAAACGTGTATACGAGTTGAACGGCTGGAAGTATAAACCGAAAATGACAAAATGAACTAACTGTATCGCAGATTAATAAAACAGAGCTCAATCTTTTATAATAGAGCTCTGTTTTATTAAATAGATTTATATCCCATAATACATAACAGCGCTACCTCTGATAATAGTGGTACGTATAAGTTGCCACACCGCCAGCGCCGCATATCGTTGTTGCAGAAAGACTGTAATAACAGTTAGACATTGGCAACTCAACAACTAATCTATTATTGTATCCTAAAACTCCAACAATTGATCTTATTGCAGTAATTCCACCACCCTCTATCCTAATATTTAGAGCGGTTACCAAGCATGGAGTATACCCGTACAGATATATTCTATTTACAGGATGCGGAATAAAAATCTGTGTTGGTCTAGGGTCTAAATAAGCCTTTAGGGTACCTCTGAACTCTCTTTTTAGTCCTCGAGTTATAGCCTCTTCTTGCTCCTGTTCTTGTTCGTCAAATGTTACGCTATCTCCTTGGAGGATTATATTAGAGAATCCTTGAGGATCAGATAATACAATTTCCCGTCTTTCTTTAATGCTATTTGCAATAAAATCATTTGTTTCTTCAATCATAGCAGTTGCTTTATCATAATCAGCAATAGGAATCCCATATTCTATTGCTTTCTCTTCGGATAAAGATAGATAGTACTGCCGATTATCTCGATCTAAAACAATGTGCTTTTGTAAAATGCCTAAAACCTCTGATTTATTAAGCTCATTCGATGGCTTATCTGCATCTTGGTTACAACTAACACAAACAAACCCTGCTAACAGGAGGAAAAAGTAAATGTAATGTTTCATAACTAATGATTTAAGTTAATAGATTATTTTTGGGGATTCAATATAATTTGCGAACTATCTTTGGGATTAAACAATATCATCTCTTGATTGTCACGGATGGCAGACTGAATAGCTGAATTTGTTTGCTCTATTTCATCCATAGCTCTTTTAAGCTCTTTTTTAGAAACTCCAATTTGATCGGCTTGATCCTCCGTTAAATCAAGGTAATACTGTTTTGTCTCAGTATTTAATTTAAGATAATTCACTAACTTTTCATTTGCTTTTTTACCCTGATAACCATAATGCGCATCTATTACACATCTTTTACTAGTACAACATGATGATAAGAAAGAAACGAAAAGAAATAGGCATAAAAATAATTTTTTCATAGGCGGTTGTTTTTGGATTATTATTAGTTAAGTCTCTGCGCAAAAATAAAATAATAATAATAAAAAACAAGAAAAAGTGACTTAATTAACATATTACTATTGTTTAACAATTGTAAAAGACAATAATATACAATAAGATATTATTTATATACAATAATAGAAAACTCGATTTACACATTATAAATATCGATAACCTTTGAGCTACCAGAAAGAACCTATTCAAGCATAAACATAGAAACTTACTTTATGAATATACAAGATACAATGAGCAGAAACCCATATTACATTAAGATGATCAACTCGCAGCGCTGGAAGAACCTACGTTGCGATAAACTGAGAGCTAATCCGGTTTGCGAAGTGTGCGAGGCGAACGGATTAAGTACGCTTGCAACCGAAGTACACCACAAAACCCCGGTTGAATCCGTTTCGCATGAACTCGGAATGAAACACCTTATGTTTGATCGAACGAACTTACAGAGCCTTTGCCATGCGTGCCACTCTGAGATACACCGACGCGCGTTTAGCCATTCGAAAGAAGCAATTCAGGCAAACAATAGACGGGCAACAGAGCGTTTTGCGGATAGATTTTTGACAGATTCGGAATAGAAAACATAAAGTTCTGTTCCTGAATGGATTGCACCGCTCCACCTCGACAAGAGGGGGGCGGCGTTTTTTTTGAGGGCGACAGACCGTTCAAACCCACTCCCACCAGTTTTTACACGCGCGGAGAATTTTCAAAACGAGGGGGTATCCGTTGGGGGTGACATTTTCCGTTACAATCTACGAGCTACCAAATACTTACTTAAAAAACATACGTGTAAAAAGCGCGTAAAAACATGGCAACTTTAGACGACATAACAGAAAAAATCCGTTCCGCAATGGAAGCACAAGGCACATACACCCCTGAACTTGATTTGTGTATAGAGCTTTGTGCCGGGTCTTATATGGCGTTCCGGATTGCTCTATCTGACATCTCAAAAAAACGGATGAAATCTTTCACTAAAGAGATAACCCGCGAGAATAATGAAAAGCTGGTTGCACATCCGGCTTTTAAAACTCTGTTTGATGCGCTTGAAGCCACTCGCAAACAGTTACGCGAACTTGGTTTGACATTGCAGACCCTTGCATCAGGTGAAGCCGACGAAGTAACCGAATTAATTGACGAAGTAAACAAGGCGGATGACTATGAATAAGGAGGAACTTATACAGCTAAAGACTGCTACCGTTGACGCATTGCGCTCCGTTGATATAAACTCTTATCAGTTAGATAAAGCGGATATCCGGTTAAACACTTATATAGCCGGATGTATAGGCAACCCGGAGGCGCATAACCTTTACGAGTTACTTGCGATCCGTCGTTTCTTTTATTTGCTGGATAAATACGACTTTAGACCCGGTAAAGTCCGCCGCTTTATTGTGTTTTACGAAAAGTTGAAGTTTTCCGGCACTAAGGGGCTGACGCGATATAAGCTAACTCCGGTTCAGGTATTTCAATTCGCGAACATACTCGGTTTTTATAGACCAGGGACAAATAAACGCCTGATTCGTGACGCTCTGCTATTTGTCCCTCGTAAATTCAGCAAAACGACAAGTATCGCAAGTTTGGCAGTATTCGACTTGTTGTTTGGCGATGCTAATGCACAAGCATACGTTGCCGCCAATTCCTACAATCAGGCTAAGATATGTTTTGATGAAATCCGCAACATCCTGAAAGCGTTAGACCGGAAGTTGCGACATTTTAAGATTAACAGAGAGATCATAAATAACAAAATAAAGGGCAAAACCTCTTTCGCCCGGTGTTTGGCGTCCAGTCCCGACAAGCTGGACGGGCTTAATGCAAGCACGGTGATAGTAGACGAATATTCGCAAGCCGATAGCGCCGCTTTGAAGAACGTTTTAACTTCTTCAATGGGTGCACGGCTCAACCCTTTGACCATCGTAATAACAACCGCCTCAGACAAGCATACAACCCCGTTCACTGAAATGCTTTCAATATATAAAGCCATTCTACGCGGTGAGGCTGAGAACGATTCTATTTTCGCCCACATCTTTGAACCCGACATAGACGATGAAGAAGGTGATCCGGCAACGTGGTATAAAGTACAACCCCACATGGGGATCACGGTTTACGAGGACTTTTACAAGGACGCTTATCAAAAGGCGCTATATAGCGCACCTGACGCATTAGAGTTTCGCACAAAGCTCCTTAACATCTTTGCGGTCAATTCTGAAACGAAATGGATTGAGGCAAGGGAGATCGAGGAACGGTATAAGGCTATCCCTGTGGATAAGATCACAAGTCACCCGCCTACGATGGTAGGAGTTGATTTATCGGTACGTGATGACTTTTCAACTGTAACGTATAATATCTATTCCCCGGATACCAAGTCATTTCATTCCGTTACGGATTACTATTTTCCGGAAGGCGCTTTGCCCGGACACCCTAACCGGGAATTATATGAAGGATGGGTCAAGGCCGGATATTTGAAGCTATGTCCGGGCGAAGTGATTGACTACGAAATGATCGTGAATGATATTTTATCCCGGGCAAAGTACTTGAAAATTCTCGGAATTGGATATGACCCATATAAGTCGGCTGAGTTTGTAAATCTATTATCCGCATCGGTTGGCTATGCAAATGACTACATAAGTCCGGTAAAACAGACATACGGAACGTTTACAAGTCCTATAGAATCGTTTGAACTCGCGCTGCATCGCAATAAAATAACATTTGACCCGAATCCAATAACGCCGTATTGCTTTGGTAATGCCGTTCTTGACGAAGATAGGAACATGAATAAAAAGCCAATCAAGAAAACGCATAATGCGAAGATTGATTCGACAATAACAAACCTAATGACATTCTACTTATTTAATAACATGGAGGTATAATGAAACTATCTTTTAATTTAGAAATGGGACGTTCAAAGACTCGAGAACGCGCCCTAAATACAGAGGCAAACACGACGGATAAAGAAGCGGCGATAAATACCCGATTGCCATCGTTGCCCAGTCAGCCAATAGACGTACATAGCAGCAATCAAGCGATGAAACTATCCGCTGCATACAGATGTACTTCTATTCTTTCGGGAACTATTGCATCTTTGCCGCTTATCATTAAACGGAAAAAGGACGGTTATTTCTCACCGGATGAGGAAAACGAATTGTATACGATATTAACTCGTAGGCCTAACCGCCGAATGAATAGCTTTGAAATGGTTAGGAATATGGTTGTTCAAATTGTAAATCAAGGGAATGCTTATATTGTTATTCGGCGCAAATTCGGTAGTGTGAGCGAACTTGTATTATGCGCAAATAATACGGTAACCTATGACAAATTGAATGATGTTTATATTATTTCTGATCCATATAACCGGATATATGGGCGGTTTGAGTCTTACGAGATAATTCATCTTAAAAACAATAGTTTGGACGGTGGATATACAGGAGTGAGTACAATAATGTACGCTAGCCGCATCTTTTCAATTGCTGCAAGTGCTGATAATCAGAATTTGAGAACCTTTCAGAATGGAAGCAAAATAAAGGGGATTGTTTCTGGTGTAAAAGAAATAAGTAGAGGTTTACCCGGAGCAGGCATGACAGATACTCAACTTTCTACTGTTGGGGATCGCATAGAGGAGCAGTTAAACACGGGAAGAGATATTATTTCCGTTCCCGGCGATGTTGGATTCCATCAACTTTCTATTAACCCAGTTGATGCGCAGCTATTGGAAACAAAGAAATTTAGTATTCTTGATATATGTAGATTTTATGGTGTTCACCCGGATAAAGTCTTTGCCGGACAATCAACTAATTACAAGGCTTCCGAAATGAGCAATGTTTCTTTTTTAACTGATACCCTGCAACCAATATTGAAACAAATAGAGGCAGAATTTAATTATAAACTGATCCCTGATTCCGTCGCTAACTTATATAGTATTTCATTTGATTTATCATGCTTGTATCAAACCGATTTAACGACGCAAGCAAGTTATTACAAAGCTCTTGAGGAAATGGGCGCTCATTCTCCGAATGATACTCGTAGGGCTTTAGGAAAAGCGCCTGTTGAAGGTGGCGACAAAGTATTTATTTCCTGCAACGTTCAACCGATAGAGGTAGCTAGCCAAAAAGTAGAGCTACCAAAAAACGAAGAAACAAACATATAGTAAAACGATACTTGTAAATATGGAAATACGAAGTTATACAGAATTAGGCGCTCCTAAAGTTGGAGACGGAAGAATAATCGAAGGCTATGCGGTTGTATTCGGTCAAGAAAGCCGCGTATTGTTTGATAGAGAAAAGCAACGCGCCTTTGTTGAGGTAATCGAAAAAGGGGCTATAACAGAAGAACTGTTGCGTAATTGCGATGTTAAAGCCCTGTTGGATCACAATAAACAAAGATTATTAGCTCGCTCTAATCGTGGTGAGGGCACTTTGTCGCTCGAACTTGACGACTACGGGCTAAAATACAGGTTTGAGGCTCCTAGTACCCCAGACGGAGATTTTGCCGTAGAAATGATTAAACGCGGTGACATTTTCGGCTCATCCTTTGCATACTCTTTAAATGAAAAGGATAAAACAAAAGTTTCCTATTCCATGAAAGACGGGATGTTACTTCGTGCCGTGCACAAGATTGATATAATTTCCGATATATCTCCTGTTGTCGATCCTGCTTTCTACGGAACGGATGTAACCGTTCGTAGTATGGACGATGCGATAGCGGAGTTGTCCGGCGAAAATAGAGGCTATTTATATGAACTTAATAATTTACGTAAATCAATTTAAAACATGAGAAAAGAATTTGAAACTATTGCTCAGTATAAAGAGCAAATGCGTGCTATGTTGGATAAAGCAGAAGCCGAAAAGAGAGCACTTGATGCAAACGAAAAAGAGCAGTTCGAGCAGTTGAAAACGAAGAAAGAACTTTTGGAAATGAAAGTTGAACGCCGTGCTCTTGAAGATATTAACGCGGGGTTGGTATCAGACCGTCGAGTGTTGTTTTCGCAGGCTGTTTTTGATGTCGTGAATCATCGTTCTTTGGAAGAATACAACGGAGTTGTATCGGAAGGTGGAATCAAAGTTGTAGAGCGTGCGGTAACTGTAACAGATGCAACCGATGCGGCTAGCATGGTTCCGGTTACAATCGGTGAAATCATTGAACCGCTAGAAAAAGGCTTGGTCATTGATAAGCTCGGTATCAAGATGCAAAGCGGACTCGTGGGCGACCTTGTTTTCCCTACGTTGGCGGCTGTTGAAGCAACAATTCAGGGTGAAAATGTTGCGGTTACCGATACCGAATTGAATATTGATAAAATCAAGGCTTCTCCCAAGCGTGTATCTATTTCCATCCCGGTATCAAAACGCGCTATCAATCAAACGAATTATTCTTTGCAGGATGTTGTTTTGAAACAAATTTCGCTCGGTGTAGCACGTGCGTTGAACAAATGGATGTTTTCTGGTACTGCACTTTCCGGTGCAAGTAATGGCGTTTTTGTTAAAACAAAACCAAGTGTTGAATATACAAACGCGTTGACATTTGCGGATATTGTTTCGCTTGAATCTACCGTAATGGATGCGGGTGTAGATGTAACCGACGGTACGGCTGCTTATGTTTGTACTCCAAAGGTGTATGGCGCTTTGAAATCCACTCCCAAAGCGGCGGGGGCTGCTGAAATGATTTGCCAAAACGGTATGGTGAACGGCTATCCAGTCCTAGTTACCAACTACATGGATGCCGATTCCATCGGATTCGGAGTGTTCTCTAATGCTGCTATCGGTCAGTTCGGTGATATGGACTTAGTGATAGACCCTTACACCGGAGCAAAAAGTAATATCGTAAACTTTGTGTTGAATACTGATTATGATATTGTTGTAGCTCGCCCGGAAGCCTTTGCCATCGCAAAGAAGAAAGCTTCTGCTTAATCCTATAACCTATCATTCACTAAAGGGCTGGGGCTTCGGCTCTAGCCCTTTCTAATTTATACAATATGGCACAATACGTAACACTCGAAGAACTCAAACAGCATTTAAACGTTGACTTCGACACGGACGACGCATATATAACCGGGCTTATCGAACCCGTTCAACTTCTTATCGAATCGTATCTAAATAATCCGCTAGAGACGTATGTAAAGGACGCGAATATAGACCGTCGTATCTGGCACGCGATCCGCATACTCGTAGCGAACTACTACGCGAATCGCGAATCGGTGGCATTTGCTACTCCGCAAGTGATTCCGGGACACGTAGAACTATTACTTCAACCCTTAAAACGATATACATAATGCAGGCGGGACTATTGACAGACATTATAAGTTTTCTACATCCCCAGACGATTCGCGATGCTTTGGGCGGTACGTCTGAGAGATGGATGGAAGCTTTCAAGAAGCGTGCGTGTGTCCGGTATAAATCCGGTACGCGCAAAGAGATAAACGGCGAGGTGCTCAACACTCACACCGTCACGATCATGGTACGTTACAGCAGAGATATAAGCGAAAAAATGCGCATTGTCTACGAGGGACGTAAATACAAAATAGCCTTCATCCATCCGGATAGAAAGGCACAGTCTATAACCATCGAAGCAGAATTAATCAATGAGTAATATTGTACAAACATCCTACCGGGTTGAGGTTGACGCCTCTAAGGTTAATGCGTTATTGGCCGCACTGAATGACAAGGAGGCAAAGAAGGCTATTAAATCCGGACTCCGTAAATCAGCAAGTATCATTCGAAAGCAAGCGCAAAAAAATTGGGTTGCATCTGTTCCGGGTGGGGCTGGATTGAAAAAAGAAATAAATATTGCAGTTTACCGCAATGCGTCCGGCGCACGGGTTGACTTACTCGACAAACGGCGGAAAGGTTCAAAACAGTTTGTTTTGAAATTCTTCGAAAGCGGTACGGAACAACGAGCTACCAATAGAGGAGCAAACAGAGGTATTATAGAGGCTACTCACTTTTTTAAAAGCGCAGTAGACTCTAAAAAAAGTGAGGCTGAGAACTCACTGGAAAGAAACATTTTGGATTCAATACAAAAAGTAATAGATAAAAAGAAATGAGCTTATCAATCAGCAAACATACATTCTCAAAACTCAGTGAGTCGGAAAGTTTAACGCAACTTGTCGGAGACAGGATTTATCCTATTTCTACTAAAAACGCTACTTCTTTCCCGTTCGTTTTGTATAAGCGTAGTTCACTTACTCCGGCTTATACAAAGGATAGATATGCCAGCGGGGATAGTGTCACTATTGAGGTTATTGCCGCCAGCGATAACTATTCAAATTCAGTCGAGGTTATTGAGGCGGCACGCAAAGCGCTTGAAGGGAAGCGGGGTAAATACGACGATTTCAAAGTAACGGGTGCTAAACTTATCGCCGCCGATGAAGATTTCATTGAAGAAACTTTCATCCAGCGACTTACATTTGAAATTGAGACGGATTCAGTAGAGTAACTAACATTTAAATATTGAAAACAATGAAAGCAAATGCAGTATTAGGAAAAGATTTCATGCTATTTGTCGGCGGAAAGGCGCTGGCGTTGGCTACATCCTGTAAATTATCAATCTCGGCCGAAACGATTGACACACAAAGTAAAGATTCCGGCATTTGGACGGAAAAAGACATAAAAAAATTGTCTTGGAACGGTTCAAGTGAAAACCTATTCAGTGCAGACGATAAAGTAAACGGATATGATGTTCTTTTGGACTTAATGTTAAAACGCAAGCCTATCGAAGCAAAATTCGGTATTCCGGCAAACGCAGATTCAGATGAAGTTCCCTCTTCCGGTTGGACTCTTCCGGCCGCATCTTACTCCGGTAATGTCTTAATTACAAATCTAGAATTAAATGCACCTGATGGTGATAAAGCAACTTTCTCCGCCACATTCGAAGGCACAGGAAAACTTAGCCCCAGAGTGTCCGGAGATGGAGGTATAGTGGATGATCCGACCGCGTAAACGATGGAAAGGGCGGGAATCCCGCCTTTTCTTTTTCTAACTCAAAAAACTTATCATAATGAAAACGATCACTATCAAAAAACAGAAGTACATTTTAAAGTATACATTGCGCGCCTTCTTTATCTTCGAAAATCTCACAGGTAGGCAGTTTGCGTTCGGCCGGATGTTGGACGAATATCTACTGTTTTACTCTATTCTTCTGGCAAATAACAAAGATACATTCTTAATGCCTTTTGATGAATTTATAGAGGCGTGTGAGTCTGATCCGGTTCTGTTTCTCTCTTTCAAAGAGTTCTTCGTAAAAGAGATTGAATTACTTGAACAGGCAGCAGATAGCACAAAAAAAAAGACGACTCCGAAGAAGCGTGCAGTATCCGGGAACTCTACGCCCGCGTTGTAGGTGAGGGCGGTATTGCACCTGATTATTTCCTCGACCGGATGACGCTCACAGAAGTTCGCTACTTCTTAGAGGGGTTAGGCAGGCGTAACCGGGAAAGCTGGGAGCAGACCCGGATCATTGCATATGTCATCGCTCAGGCGAATAGCACAAAACAACTAAAGCAATCGGATATACTTCGTTTCCCATGGGATGAAGCGAAGGAAGACGAAAAGAAACGCACATCCGTTACGGATGAAGAAGTGAAACGATTGCGGGCAAAAGCAAAACTAATCGAAAAAGAAATGAATCATGTCTGATATAATAACACGATTATTACTTAAAACGAATGACTTTGACGCAAACCTAAATCGGGCAAAAGGTTCGGTTAACAGCTTTCAAGGCGGTATTTCCAGTATGGCAAAAACTGCCGGGGCTGGTATAATGAAGTTTGCCGGGACAATTGGCGTTGCTGTAAGCGCTTACGAAGGTTTTAATAAAGTGGTGAATTCATCTCAAACCACGGGCGACGCATGGGTAAAAACGCAAGATCAAATGAAAGCGAGTGTAGATAGTTTCTTTGCATCTATTGCGATGGGTAATTTCGGTGGTTTTTTATCCAATTTACAAAATGTAATTGATAAAGCTGGCGAGTTATCTGTTGCTTTAGATAACTTAGAAACAAAAACGTTATTCAATAATAGCGAAGTTAACGATCTTAATACCAAATATCAGATCGAACTAAACAAGGCTAAAGCACGCAACATTTCAGATAAAGAAAGAAATGAGCATTTGGAGAAGGCAAAAGGGTATCTTCTTGAAATGAGTAAATTACACGATTCACTATCTAAGGCTAATATTGCCACGTCGTATATCACTTTGCAGGCTGATCTATCAAAACAAGGATTTAATAAGAATGTATCAAAAGATGTATGGGAGTACCTTTTAAAAGATAGCAACCGACCTGATATAGACCAAAGAGCCGCCAGATATAACAATACGATAAAGAACTATGAAAATCAACTTGCACACACATATAATCCAGAAACCGGAGAATGGCTGACACAAACAGAAGCAGATAAAATCAAAAAGAAATTATCCGAATATAAATCAAGTAAATCCGGCAATTTTGATCGTCTTGCAAGTGTTTTCGTTGAACTTGCAGACGATGAAAAAAGCGCGATTGCGAGTGCTCTAAAAATGCGTGCTACTGCAAACGCATTGTCGGTTTCAATGTCCCAAAAAGAGTTGGAAATAGCTAATACAGATGCAAAAATAAATGGGGCTTATAATACAAATAAAGACAAAAAGCCCGAAATAATTCCCTCTGGTTCACTTTCAGAACTTGAAAAACAGTTAGCTGATCTGAGAAAAAAATACCAAGATGCAGTAACAGATGAAGTTCGATCCTCTGTATTAAAAACGATCAAAGAGTTAGAGCAGAAGAAAGTTATCATAAATATGACAGCGCGATATGTTGAGGAAGAGTCACCTTTGAATATGGCCAGCCTTCCCATAAAAGGGATAGATATCAAAAACATGAAACTGCCTAAATTTGAATCTCCTATAAAAAAAGAGGATATTGATTTGAACCAGCAATACGCAGACTCTTTAGGATCGATAGGATTTGTAATGGGTAATTTATCCGGCATTACCAATAATAGTACTACATCGTGGATAAATTGGGGTGCTGGGGTATTTCAAAGTATAGCACAAGCAATACCAAGCATTGTTAGCCTCACTACAGCCTTAACAGCAAAAGCCGCCGCCGAAGCGGCTGGTTCCGCTGCATCTATTCCAGTAGTTGGATGGGTTGCCGCTGGGGCTGCTGCCCTCTCTGTTGTTGCTACAATGGCAAGTATCCCCAAATTTGCAAACGGCGGTATAGTACCTGGCATTTCGTTTGCGGGTGATAAAGTTCCGGCGATGCTAAACAGTGGCGAAATGATCTTGAACGGCTCACAACAAGCGAATCTGTTTAAAATGCTCAACTCAAAGTTATATGGTGGACTTGATGTTAGCCGCCCCAATATTTCCCCCATACCCGGACACTTGGCCGGATTGATTTCACCGTCCCCTAATACCCAAAAAGTTGAAGTATCAGGAAACTTCAAAGTAAGAGGACAGGATTTAGAGTTAGTTCTCGACAATCGAAGTCGAATCAAAAATAAAATCAGATAATATGTCAAATTACGGAACAATATACACTTTGCCTTTCAAATCAAGGCGAAATAAAAGTTATATCGTAGAAATTCAGAAAGAAGGCTATACGGGGCGAGTTGCTGAGTTAACAGGGAGCGGTGACGCTCCTTTCTCTATTGAGATTGCGGATGATAACTTTCTTTATGTTCCTATTCGTTTTTCTACGGCTACTATCAGGGTGGTAGGAAATGACTACTTGCAAAGCCTATACTCGACCGGATATCAGCAGTACCGCGTTAACTTCAAACAGGGTGATACGATTGTTTGGACTGGCTTTATTACTCCGGAATTGTATACACAAGATTATACCGCAACACTGTTCGATCTGGAAATACAGTGTGTATCTGCCATGAATACGCTTGAATACGCAGATTATAAACAAAAGAGCGCAGGAAGCAAAGAGTTCGTTAGCTTGTGGGAGTTATTGACCCGTTGCGTCTTAGAGTCTCGCGGCTCCTATTCGGCCGTATACATACCACATGTTTATGCTAAAAGCCCGGCGGATTATGATGCAAACGCAAATGTCTTGCAAAGTATGACAATTAGCGAACAGAATTTCTTCGACGAAGACGATAAGCCAATGAATCTGAAAGAGGTGATTGAAGAACTATGCAAATTCTTTAACTGGACTTGCGTTGACTATAAAGGCGCATTGTATTTTGTGGATGTAGACCATCGCGGAAATTACTATAAATACACACCTGACTTTTCATCCTATACGTTTGAAGCCGGGAATGTTCTCAGCGTGCAGGACATTCATTTTAGCGGTTCGGAGCACACCTTAGATATTTTGGGCGGTTATAATAAAGTAACAGTAAAAGACAGTAATTATCCGGTTG